GGCGCACGTTTCCACCACCGACCCGCCCTGAGCGGGTTTTTTCATTTGTGAGGTCTTAAATGACAAGCACCGCGATTTCCGCTCAGGGATCGACCCTCGCTGTGTCCGGCTCGGCCGGCGTGGCAAAGAACATCACCGCCATTGCGCTCGGCTTCCCGACGATCCTTACGTCGGCGGCGCACGGTTTCGCAAACGGTGACATCGTGACGCTGGCGGGCCTGACGGGCGCAGATGCCGCGTTGTTGAACGGCCAAACCGTCGTCATCAAGAACGTCACGGCGAATACCTTTGCGCTGGACATCGACACCACTGGCAAAACCATCACGGCAGCAGGAACGGCGACGCCCGTTTCGTGGACGCCGATCGGCAACCTGAATAACTTCAAGGGCTTCGACGGTCAGGCGAACGAAATCGACAAGACCAACCTGTCGAGCACGGCCAAGGAATTCATGCTTGGCCTGCAGGATTTCGGCCACTTTACGTTCGACGTCGATAAGGACTTCACGGACCCCGGCCAGCTCGCATGCGACGCGGCGAAACGCGCGGGCACGCTGAAGCAGTTCAAGCTCACGCTGCCCAACACGAAGACCGCGACGTTCAGCGGCTACGTGAAAAACAGCCCGCTCGACGGCGGAGTCGATCAGATCCTGAAGACGACCGGCGTCTCGATCCGTATCACCGGCGACGTGGTGTACGCGTAAAGCGCGGCCGCGCCGTATCTCAATCCGACAAACAGGAATTCACGTGCCGATCCTCAGCAAAGAAACAAAGGCCGCCATTCTCGGCGCCGCCCACCTCAAAACCGAAACGGTCGACGTGCCCGAGTGGGGCGACGGCGTTTCGCTGCTCGTGTCCGAAATGTCCGGCCTCGCGCGCGATGCGTTCTACGCGAAGAAGGAATCGGGCAAGGTCTCGATTAGCCAGTCGCAAGCAGATTTACTGCTTGCCACAGTCGTCGACGAAGCCGGCGCGCTGGTGTTCGATGAAACTGACGTGGCGACTCTTCAGGCGCAAGGCAGTGCAGTGCTCGATCGCATCGTCTCGGTAGCGGTGCGCATCAACGGTATGCAGCCGGCCGCTGTGGAGGAAGCAGTAAAAAACTCCGAAGCCGCCCCGAGCGGCGATTCTGGCTCCAACTCAGTATCGACTTCGGAATCCCAGTAAGGGAACTGCAGCAGCGAATCACGAGCGCGGAGTTCGTCGAATACATGGCGGTCTATCAGATGGACCGGCGAGGCGGCCATTACGACGATCTCCGCGCTGGCACGATTGCATCGATGCTCGCCAACATCAATCGCGACCAGAAGGTGCGCAAAGAGCCGTTTGGCCCGCTTGACTTCATGACCTGGAACGAACTGGCGCACGACGCCGCAGCGGAGACTAAGCCGGTGCTGCTCGACGATCCCGATGCGCAATCCGAACTGCTTTTGACGATGATGTTTCCGAACAAGGCGACCTGATGGCGCGAAGCACTTTCACTGTCGAGAATCCGGAGGCGCTTACGGACGGTTTGCGGGCTCTCGACAATATCGGTAGCGAATCGGTATTGCGGCAGGCGGCTGTCGCCGGCGCTCGTGTCATCTTCGACGAAGTGAAGCTGCGCGCCCCGGTCGGCGACGCCACATATGAGCGAAAGGGCACGCCGCATGCGCCAGGCACGCTGCGCGATTCGATCCTGATTGCGTACGACAAAGAGGTGTCGGTCCCTGGCAAGCTGGCCTCCTACATCGTGACGTGGAGCAAGGAAGCGTTCTACGGTCGATTCATCGAGTTCGGCACCTCGAAAATGAGTGCTCGCCCGTTCCTCCGACCCGCCTATGAGGCGAAGAGGAGGGATGCGGCATCGGCTGTCGATGCTGTGATCCAAACGAAGGCTGGAGAGTTGACAAATGGCCAATGAAACTGTCGTTCGCGTTAGTGCAGACGCCACCGGCTATACGTCCGAGATGGAGCGCGCGCGGCGCAGCGCTGATGCATTCGTTGCCAGCCAGGAGGCGGCCGCGCGGCGCACACAGGCGGCGCAGGCCGGCATCGAGGAAGCCGTCGCCAACAGCAGCCAGGCAAGTACGCGCCAGATCAATGCCTTCATGCAGTCGCTCGTGCGGCAAGCTGATCAGGCAGGGAAGACGCGCGCCGAGCTATTGCAGATGCAGGCCGCGGCGCTCGGCGTGAGCAATTCGGCCCAACAGTACATCGATCAGATTGAGAAAGCGAATGCTGCGACCGGCCATCTCGAGCACGGTACAGTCGCCGCTCGGCGAGAAATGCTGGTTCTTGCGCACGAGGCATCGCAGGGTAACTGGAAGAACTTCGGCGGCTCTCTGATGGTGCTCGGTGAGCAGTTTGATGTGATGGGAAAACTACTCAGCCCAATCGGTCTGTCGATCGCGGCGCTTCTGGCCGGCATCGCGGCATTTGGCGTCGCCGCGATCAAAGGCGCAGAAGAGACGAAGCAATTCAATGCCGCTCTCCTGCTGACAAGCAATTATGCTGGCCTGACGCGAGAATCCCTTGAGCAGATGGCTGCGAGCGTCGCAGGGTCGTCTGGCGCATCGTTGAGCCATGCAAACGAGGTCTTGCTTGATCTCGCGAAAAGCGGGAAGTACACGTCAGATGAGATGTCGTCTCTCGGCAATGTGATCCTGCGCACGTCGGAGATCTCCGGTGCATCGCTGAAGGATGTCGGTAAGGAATACGAGAAGCTTGCGGACGACCCCGCCAAGTGGGCCGCTGAGCACAATTCGTCCATGCATTTTATGGACGTCGCGACTTACGAGCACATCAAGGCGCTCGAAGATGCGGGCGACAAGCATAAGGCGCTGCAAGCTGTAATCGAAGCCGCGGCAGCTCAGGTCGAAAACTCGTCGACGCAGCATCTCTCTGTGGCGGCACAGGCTTGGCACGATCTTTCGAAGGAAGTGCAAACCTTCTGGGATAAGCTCAAGCAGGGGGCAAGTTCCGGGCCGAATCTGCAGGATCAGATCGATAACCTGAAGGAGCAGCGCGACGACATGGTGAAGGCGGGCGGCGGCTTAACCAGCCACTCGATTTCCGATGTCGATCAGCAGATTGCGAACCTCGAAGCCTTCAAGCAAAACCAGCAGCGCTTCGCGCAACAGCAAGCGGACAATGCTCAGAAGCAGCAAGCCGCGGTAGAGGCTGAGCAGCGGATCGACAAGATGCGCGACGAGATAATGTCGAATGCACAGAAGCGCCAGAAAGAGCTTTCTCAGCTTGAGCGCGATCGGAAAGCCATTCTCGCCGGCGGCGGTTCATTTTCCGATGCGGACTATGCGCGCATGGTCGGTGACATCAACGACAAGTACAAAGACCCGAAAGCGGCTAAGCCCAAGGCATACACCGATGATGGAGCTACGAGGCTTTTGCAGCAGCTTCGAGATCAGGCCGCGGAGATGCAATCGCAACTCGCGACTACCGACAAGATGTCGAACTCCGAAAAGGAACTTGCGAAGTTCAACCAGGAGATCAGCGACTGGAAGGGCAAAACGCTAACCGCGGATCAAAAAAGCCTGATCGCAAATCAGGATTCGATTCGCATACAACTGCAAAAGAACGTCGAGCTAGAAAAAGAGGTCAAGCATAACGACGACATCGCGAAGCTTAAGGAGCGCTCTGCGCAGATCGATGCGTCTATCAAAAGCTATCAGAGCAGTCAGAACCAGCAATATGGGCGCCAACTTGACGCATTCGGCATGGGCGCGGATGCAATGAAAAATGTGCAGGCGGTTAAGTCCATCTATGCGGAGTATCAGCGCCTGCAGGAGCAACTCGACAAGGCAACGCCGAAAGACCTGATCGGTGGGGCCGACTACGTCAAGGCATCTGCGGACATCAAGGCGGGGCTCGCCCAGTCGCTTCAGGATTACGACGCCTACTATGCGTCGTTGAAGGCGAAGCAGGCCGACTGGACGAATGGCGCGTCTGCGGCGATCGCCAACTATATGGATTCGGCGCAGAACATGGCAGCGCAAACGGAATCTGCGGTTACGAACGTGGCGAAGAGCATGGAAGACGCGTTCGTCGCGCTCGCCACGACCGGCAAGTTGAATTTCAAGAGCCTCGCTGACAGCATCATCGCGGACATCATCCGCATGCAGGCGCGCGCCGCGATTTCCGGCCTGTTCAGTGCGGCAATCAGCGCGGCCGGCAGCTACTTCGGCAATGGCTTTGCAACCTTCGGTGCGAACGTGCAGAGCGGAAACTCGCTCGACAATCTGATCAATAACACCGGCGGATGGGGAACCATCGCCGCGCGCGCAACGGGCGGCCCTGTCGATGCAGGCACGCCGTATCTCGTCGGCGAGAAGGGGCCGGAGATCTTCAACCCGGGCACGTCAGGAACCATCATTCCGAACCACGCGATAACCTCGTCGAGCGGCGGCGGTGACCTGACCGTAAATGTCCCCGTTTCTGTTGAGGGTAGCGCGTCGGCGTCTGATCAGCGTAATGCCGGCGATCTTGGCATGAAGATCAAACAGGCGGTGCAGGCAGTGCTTCAAAGTGAGCGCAAGCAGGGCGGTGCTCTCTGGAAGATGCAGAACGGGATTGCGTAATGGCCGATACATTCACGTGGGCGCCGACGGTAGCTGGTACGTCAGGCAGCACGTCCCAGCGCGTGCGCAAGGCGCAGTTTGGCGATGGATATGCGCAGCGCGTTCCCGACGGCATCAACAGCAAGTCGTCCAGTTTCAACCTTCAGTTCATCGGCGACGCCGCGACGATCAGCGCAATCATGGCGTTCCTCGATGCACATTCTGGCGCGACCGCTTTCAACTGGACGCCGCTGCTGTGGGCCGCGCCCGCACTATTCACGTGTGAGAAGTATTCGCAGCCGACAAGAGACGGCGATGCATACACCATCACGGCTACGTTCGATCAAACCTTCGCTCCCTGAGCACTATGACATCACTTCAGAAAGTCAATCTCGGTACCGCTCCGACCGGCACCGACGGCGATCCCGTGCGCACTGGTTTCACGAAGATCAATTCGAACGTCGACGTTTTCAATTCACAGGCCGCACTCACCAGCGCGACCGGAATCACTGCGGCGCAGGCGCTCACCGTCGCGCATATCGGCAAGCGCATCAATATCGCGCTGGCCACCGCTGGCGTGGTCAATTTGCCTGCGGCAGCCACCTGCGGAGCCGACAACGTTCTGATTTTGAGAAACATCGGCACGACAGTCGTCACGCTGGCGATCACTGCCGGCTCGGGCGACACAATTGCACTATCGAAGCTGAATCCTGGCGAAACTGCATTGATGGACACGGACGGCATTCACGCTTGGACTGTCCTCATGCGCGGCCGGACAAATGCGGATAACGAGATCGTCAACGGTAACTGCACCGTCAACGGTAACGAGACAGTAGGCGGAACGCTCGGGGTTTCCGGGAATACAACGGTAGGCGGTACCTTAGCCGTCACGGGCGGACTGGTTGCGGGAACCGCGTTAGTGACTTCTCCGTCTACGGCAGATAGCAGCACCAAGGTTGCCTCCACCGCAACGGTTGACGCGAAGGTGACCGCGAGGGCTGTCGGTCGTACTGTACTAGCGTCATTGGTAGCGGCAACTTCGGCAGGCGTAGCAACCGGGTTGACTGGCTATAAGAGCTACGAAATCCATTTTGACGGCTTAGTGCCCGCTAGTGACGGGGCAAGCATGATGATTGAATTTTCATTTGACAATGGGGCCACCTGGCTAACCACAGCCAACTATCGCTACGCCCTTACGTTCCAAAGTTCAAGCGCGCCCACGCTCACTGGTTCCGGGGCAACGGGACAAAATACTATCGTTGCGTGGACTGGTATGAAGGCAGCGGCTGGTTCTGTGTACGCGGGCCGAATGGAGCTCTCTGGTATGAATAGCGGAGCACGGTTCCCACAATTAGACGGAAAAGTACTAGGCACGGATAGCGGCAATGGTGCCGGTGTCGTCCGCATCTACGCCCAGGCGGTAGCTAACCTCAGTGCGGGCGCGAACGCCGTCCGAATCCGCCCAAGTTCGGGCAATTGGGCGGCAGGCACTTTCACGGTCTACGGGAATGACGGATGAAAATAACCGCTGACGTCCAACAGCTTGAGCCGGGCTCGCTGATCGAGCTATTCGAAGTCGACTGCACGGCGATTGGTGGCGACATGCTGCGCTTTCATGGTCATCTGCAATCGGCATCGATCTGGTGGCAGGGAAACGAATATAAGCCGTGGCCAATCGAGGCGAGCGGCTTCGAGCACACATCCGCTTCGCAGCAGCCGTCGCCGACGCTTTCGGTCGGGAATCTTAACGGCACCATTTCGGCGCTGTGCGTCTATCTAGCCGACATGGTTGGGGCAAAGGTGCGCCGCCGGCGAACGCTCACGAAGTATCTCGATGCAGTCAATTTCGCCGGTGGCAATCCGACTGCCGACCCGACGCAGGAGATGACGCCGGAGCTCTGGTACATCGAGCAGAAGAGCAGTGAGACGAACGTTCAGGTCGACTTCATGCTTGCGTCGGCGCTCGACTTCGGCGGCCAGCAGCTACCCGCGCGGCAGATCGCGCCGACGTGCCAATGGATGTACCGGGACTCCAACTGCGGATACACCGGCACAGCGTATTTCGACGCGAACGACAATCCGGTTAGCGATCCCGCACTCGACCGCTGCAGCAAACGAACGAGCGGCTGCGAATGCAGATTCGGCGTCAATCAGCCGCTCAGCTTCGGCGGCTTCCTCAGCGACACGCTTTCCTGATGAACGAAAAGACGAAGAACGCGATTGCGGAACACGCGCTCGCGGAATACCCGCGCGAGTGCTGCGGTCTGATTCTGCGCGTCGACGGTGCGGAGTTCTATGCGCCGTGCCGGAACATCGCCGGCACGCCGTCTGAGCACTTCGTGATGTCGCCCGAGGACTACGCGGCCGCCGAGGATCGCGGCACGATTGTCGCGGTTGTGCACTCGCACCCGGGCGCCGCGGCCCGCCCGAGCGTTGCAGACCGGGCGATGTGCGAAAAGAGCGGCGTCGACAAGTGGGTGATCGTGTCGCTGGGTGTCCAGGCCGACGGTTCCATCGCCGTCGATGACTGGTGCGCGTTTTCGCCAGATGGCGATGTGCCGCCATTGCTCGGGCGCGAGTTCGTGCACGGCTCTGTCGATTGCTACAGCCTTATTCGCGACTGGTATCGCCTCGAGCGCGGTGTTGATCTCCCTGATTTCGAGCGGCCAGACGCGTGGTGGGACGACGGCAAGTCGAACCTGTACCTCGACAACTTCGCGAAGGCGGGTTTCACGGATGTTGGCCAGGAAGCGGAGCTTCAATCGGGCGATGTCGTGCTGATGCAGATCCGCAGCAGGAACGGTGTGCCGAATCACGCTGGCGTGTATCTGGGTGACAACGTGCTCTTGCACCACATGTATGGGCAGCTTTCCCGGCGTACGGTCTGGGGCGGCATGTGGGCGCACAGCCTGCGCACGGTGCTGCGCTACAAAGGATAGGCAAATGACCGAAACACTCACAACCGTACGCCTCTATGGCGTCGCGGGGACTCGCTTTGGCCGCGTGCATCGTCTTGCTGTCGCCTCGACGCGTGAGGCTGTGCGCGCCCTTTGCGTGACCATCCCCGGCTTCGAGAAATTCATGATGAACGCCAAGGACAACGGCTTGACGTTCGCCGTATTCCACGGACGGCGCAACGTGGCAGAGGATGAGATCGAGCATCCGGTCGGTAGCGACGAGATCCGCATTGCGCCGATCATCATCGGTAGCAAGAACGGCGGCCTCTTTCAAACTATCCTCGGCGCCGCGCTTGTTGTGGTCGGAGTTTTTACCAGCGAGTTCGGCGGCTCCACGCTTATCGGCCTCGGCGCGTCAATGATGCTCGGCGGCGTCATGCAGATGCTCAGCCCGCAAACCAGCGGGCTCGCTGGCGCGGGCCCCAACAACGGAACGTCGTACTACTTCAACGGGCCGGTGAACAGCGCGGCGCAGGGTGAGCCGGTACCGCTCGTCTACGGCCGCATGCTTGTTGGTTCCAAGGTAATCAGCTCCGGCATCTACGCCGAGGACCAAAACTGATATGCGCATCCAAGGATCGAAGGGCGGATCGAGCGGCAGCACGCCGACGGAATCACCGGATAGCCTGCATTCGATTGCGTATGCAAAGGTGCTCGACGTCATCTCTGAAGGGCCGATAGCAGGCCTCGCGAACGGTCTGCAATCCGTTTTCCTTGACGGCACACCCATCCAGAACAGCGACGGCTCGACGAACTTCTCGAATTACTCCGTCGACACGCGGACCGGCACGCCTGACCAGACCTATATGGCTGGCTTTCCGTCCGTCGAGAATGAAACGGCGATCAGCACACCGCTGACGTCGGATGCACCGTGGGTACACCAGGTGCAGAACACCCAGCTAACCGCGGTGCGCATTCGGTTCGGCTTGCCAGCGTTTCAGAAATCCAACGCAAGCAGCGGCAGCGTGACGGGTTACCGGATCGAGTATGCGGTTGACCTGGCTGTCGATGGTGGCTCATATGCGCAGGTGCTGAGCGGTGCGTTTGATGGGAAAACGACATCGCTTTATGAGCGCACGGTTCGCATCGAATTGCCGGCCGCAACGACGAGCTGGCTCGTACGGGTGCGACGCATTACGGCGAATGCACATAGCTCGCTGATCGCCGACACGGTAAATATCGAGGCCATCACCGAGATCATCGACCGCAAACTGCGCTATCCGATGAGCGCACTCGTGGGTTTGTCATTCGACGCCCGGTCGTTCAGTTCGGTGCCGACGCGTTCGTACGACATTAACGGGTTGATGATCCGCGTGCCCACGAACTATAACCCCGTGGCGCGGACGTACTCCGGCACGTGGGATGGCACATTCAAGACGGCATGGTCGAATAACCCGGCCTGGGTGTTCTACGATCTGGTGCTCAATGCTCGCTATGGACTCGGCAACCGCGTCGATGCATCGATGGTCGACAAGTGGGGGCTGTACGCGATCGCGCAGTATTGCGACGTCATGGTGTCGGACGGCAAAGGCGGCCAGGAGCCGCGGTTCACGTGCAATTGCGTCATCCAGTCGCAAGCCGATGCCTACAAGGTATTGCAGGATCTGGCGACCACGTTCCGGGGCATTGCTTATTGGGGCCCGGGTTCGGTGGTCGCGTCGTCGGACATGCCGGCCGATCCGGTCTATATCTACACCGATGCGAACCGATGCGTATCAGGCCCGTTCACCTACGTCGGATCGGCACTCAAAACCCGATATACGACGGCGCTTGTGAGCTGGAACGATCCGGCCAATCAGTACAAACAGACCGTCGAGTATGTGCCCGATGAGGACGGCATTGCGCGCTATGGCGTGACGAAGGCGCAGATTACCGCGTTTGGCACGACGTCACAGGGGCAAGCGCACCGCCTTGGCTTGTGGACGCTGCTCACCAGCCGGTACGAGACGAACACAGTTTCATTCTCGGTGGGGTTGGATGCGACGCTGTGCGCACCCGGCCAGATCATCGCGGTAGCTGACCCGTCAAAGGCCGGAAAGCGGATCGGCGGCCGCATCAGATCCGTGTCGGGTCGGAACGTCATGCTCGATAAGGCGCCAGCGACAGCCGCCGGCGACACATTCACGGCGATCCTTCCGGGCGGCGTCGCGCAGGCGCGCACAGTATCGTCGATCAGCGGCGATACGATCACGATCAATAGCCCTTTCGACGCCGATCCCGTTCCGGGCGCAGTTTGGATGCTCGAGAGCGCCGACCTTGCCGCCCAACTATTCCGCGTTGTGAGCGTGCAGGAAGCGTCCGACAACGACAAGACCACGTACGTCATCAACGCGACGCAGCACGAGCCAGGCAAGTATGCGGCGATCGACAACGGCGCGCAGATTCAGGTGCGGCCCATCACGATCGTGCCACCGTCAGTGCAACCGCCGCCGGCGAACGTCAGGGTCTCGACGTACTCGGTAATCGATCAGGGCATCTCCAAGACTGTCATGGTCATCGCATGGGATGCCGCGGCTAGCGCCGTGAACTACTTGCCTGAGTGGCGGAAGGATAACGGCGAGTGGGTCACCGCAAACCAGACTGGCGGCCTTCAGGTTGAGGTTGTGGGCATCTACCAGGGAACGTATCTGGCGCGCGTGCGCGCTCAGAACGCGATGGGCGTCACCTCAATACCAGCCTATGGCACCGACACGCCGCTGACTGGCAAAACTAGTCCGCCGCCGGCGCTCGCGTCGCTGACAACGACGACGCAAGTCTTTGCGATACAGCTCGACTGGACGTTTCCTGCAGATGGCTCGGCGGGCGACACGCAACGCACGGAAATCTGGTACAGCCAGACCAACGACCGCAGCACCGCCGTTAAGCTCGCCGACTATGCCTACCCGCAGGCGCGTGCGAACTTGATGGGCCTTGCCGCCGGTCGCTCCTTCTTCTTCTGGGGGCGGCTTGTCGACACGTCGGGCAACATTGGTCCGTGGTATCCGACCACCAACGGAGTGAACGGCCAGAGCAGCAGTGACGCTACAGAGATCCTCTCGTATCTGACAAACCAGATAACGCAAGGGCAACTCGCGCAAGACGTACTCGCCCCCATTCAGGCTATTCCTGGCATCCAGCAGTCGGTTGCGTCCAATGCGGCGGCGATCACGACGGAGCAGAGCGCGCGCGCTGCCGGCGACACCGCGCTATCTAACCGTCTCGACCAGGTGACAGCACAGGTTGTCATTCCGGAGATGGCGGGCAGCACAGGCGACTATGCCGGCTCGACGCAGGTCTATGCCGGCGTGTGGTCCGAGCAATCCGCCCGCGCTGAAGCAGACCTCGCACTTGCGAAAAACATCGATACGACCACCGCGCAAATCTCGTCGACAAAGACCACGCTGCTGGCTGCCGTGCAGACGGAAACGCAGGCGCGCGTTGACGCAGACAGCTCGATGGCTTCGCAAATCACGACCGTGCAGGCTCAGGCGGATGCGAACACGGCGGCGGTGCAGACAGTCGCCACGTCATATGCCGATCTTAACGGGCGCGTCTCAGCGTCATATCAGATCAAGACACAGATCACGGCTAACGGCCGCACCTACATCGCAGGGATTGGCGTAGGCGTGGATAACACCAGCGGCGTGGTTGAGTCCACCGTCCTGTTGTCCGCGAGCCGCGTTGCAATCCTTGATCCGAATGGCAGTGCGGTGAGCTCGCCGTTCGTGGTGCAGGGCGGCCAGGTATTTATCAGCCAGGCGTTCATCGGTACTGGTTGGATCCAGAACGCCATGATCGGCGACGTGATCCAGTCGACGTCGGTTGGTGCCAACGGTCAGCCGCGCTGGAAGCTGGATAAGAACGGGACGCTGACGATGAACGGCGCGAACGGCGGCAGCGGCTATCTGACGTTGAGCGACTCGACGCTTCAGGTCTACGACAACAACGGGACGCTGCGCGTCCGATTGGGGCTCTGGTAATGGCAGCAGGACTGCAGATATGGAATGCGAGCGGGCAACTGATCCTCGACGCAACAAGTCGTTGTGGGCGCATTAAGGGGCAGCAGTACGTAGGAGGAACGGCCGGCTCATTGTCGGTCGACCTATCCAGCGGCACGCCGTTCTACTCGTTCCAGCCGGATTTCCTTTTCGCGCAGATCGACAACCAGACGCCGCCGCCGATCTTCACGATCAACTCGGGCGGCATCAGTTGGACATACAGCTCGACGGCGGGCATGAACAATCCGCATCCGATTACCGGAACCGTTTTCGTGGGAGTTTTTTAATGACCGCCGGCTTTCAGGCATTCACTGACACAGGGATTGTGCAGATCGACGGATCGACGCCGAATTACCAGCTCACGCAATCTCTGGCGCAGGTTACTCAACAAGAGAGCGTGCCGACGGTGTATGGCGCTACCGGCCAGATGTATCAGACCTTCTGGCATACGACATTCACGTTTAGCGCCAGCAGTCCGCTCTTTGCATTTAGGGGTGACGGCAATGTGATGGTCACACCGTGGAAGTTTTCGAAGAACGGAAATTCATACACCGCCGAATTCATATCTGCTGGGCAGACGACGGTCCGTCTCTACATCTTCGATCAGGTTCCGGTAACCGCATCGCATTTCGGACTGCAGGTTTTCAGTGCGTCCGGTGCGCTGATTGCCGACGCGGCAAACCCTTTTGCGCGCGTGATCGATGTGATCGAAGGGCAGTACATGCCCGGACAAGGATTCCAGGCGGTGGGCAATGCTGTTCCGGGGCCCAACACGCAGAGCAAGACATACGGCGTGAACGTGGCGTTTGCCGGCTGCTTTCCGGCGCATTACCCAGGCGTGAATAGCCCGTACATTCTTTCGGGTCTCGCGGCATCGGGCGGCACGATAACGTGGGAGTTTCACACTTACATTGGCGGGAGTGGTGGCTTTGTAGGATTCTCAGAGTCGACCTATTACCGCTTCATGGTCATGGACATGACCGGCATCATCTGAGGGGATCAAATGCCACTGCAAAAAGACTACGAAACTCCGTCGACAGGGGCGCTCGCCTCTTACCATGTGATTCAGCAGGTGAGCCTAGACTATGTGTCCGCGCTGACCACGGCGACGGTCGCATCGTATCTGTCGAAGGATGCGAAGGACGCCGGTCGGTTTGCGATGTACGCACAGCAAATTCAAATAGCAGGGCTGCCTGGCTCGGGAAGCGATGCACGCGACTTCGCTGAGGAGCAACTGGTTGCGCCCGCACCTGACGGGGCTCCACCCCAAACCGCCAGTCGCTATGCATTCACCGGTGCGCAGATAGTCGGATAGTCTATGCTCGCTGGGTATTTGAAAGCGCCTCGCTACAAATTGCGCGCCTGAGTGTAAACTTTATGCTGCGACAATTTCAAACAACGATGCACTCATATTCGGGGATAAAAATGATCAGGTTCATTGCCGTCCTTGCGGCCTGCGCGCTGTCTGTTGCTGCATGCGGAGGAGGCTCCAGCGGGGGCGGTTCGACGCCTGCCGCGAAAACGTTCAAGATCTCGATGTACGGCAATCCGCTCGTGTCGTCTCAGGCTTCTGTCCACGCGCAATTGGTCTCTGCGGCCGCTGCCTCAGACGCCACGGCGCCAGCGGCAGCGCAAACGACCGTGCAAACCCTGCAGGATGCGCTCGCCGCGCGCGGCGTGACAGCGACCGTTACCGCTCAGGTGATGGACGGCACGACTCTGCACCAGATCGTGATGGGCGAGAACAACGGATTGCCACCGACGCCGGACCAGTTCAAGAGCGACCCGTCAGAATGGATTCTCGTAAACT